AACACCATAGTCTGTCCAAGTTGTTCTAGCTAAATTAGATGTGTACCAGGTTTTCTCAAGATAATTATATGTTACAGATCTGTTTATCTGATTAGACGTATTAGACGCATAAAACCAAGTAACTTCGTTAAACTCTGAGTTTACACCAGCAAATGTTTCTGGTTGTTGTGTAATAGAAAAATCTTCAAATACATAGTCTTGAACACTACAAGGTATTTTTTTGACAGCACCATCGTACAAATAAAAAGCATTTTGTGACATCCAATAAGCTATACCATTTACATCTACAGCTGAGTGTACACCTACAGCGCCACAGTTTGCACCGATTTGTACAAGAGAAAAAGTAAAAGGTGCACCTACAAACTGTAATGCGTTTAGTGATGTATCTGTCCATACCAACACGGCATTACGTGATCTTACAGCCGACACAATCTTTGATCCATCTTGTATTCTAAACGACCCAGCAGTATTTGTAGCCGTTGGAACAAAATCATTTGTTGTTTCTTGCGACGCAAATCGTAAAAATAAATCATCTTGCGTAGTAGAGTTACCTATTACTGTTTCTGTGCCAAACAAAAATACATGTCTGTCAGGCATTGATACCAAATTAAATCTAGAGTTTGTCGGTGTATTAGAGATAGCGTTTGCTCGTACACCTGTTCCGTTAGACGTGTCCCACAAAAATGTTTTACCCTTACTTACAGTAGCAATTAAATCTTCACCAAAATTGTCAAATGACCAGTTACGTGCATCTATTGTAACACTTGATGTTTTTCTAGGTTCGTTCCAACCAGGATCACTTAAACCTGTGTAATCTGGAGAGTTCCAAGTATGAGTTCCCCAACCATAACCATAAGACGATTGATCTGTGCCTATTGATATTTGATATTTTAAATTACCAGAACCGCCACCACCAGATGTCGATCCAGAGGCTGTGCCTGTATGTGTAACCTTGTAACTGTTTGCATCTACCACAGTTGTAATTTCAAACTCTGCATTCATATCTAATCCATCAATTGCAGAAAAAGAATCAAAAGTTACAAAATCACCTTGACCTGCACCATGACTATTGTGAGCTACGGTGACTGTCGTAGTGCCATTTGTTGTAAATGGATTAGTTAATGCTGCTTCTAATCTAAGAGGTGTTACATCATATGCTGTGCCCTCAGAGTATACGTAAAATTTTCTATCTGTTCCGAGAGCCGTGTATCTTACACCATTAAGATCTGTCCAAGTATGTATACCTCTTACAACACCTATGAGTGTATCTGATATAAGTTTTTGCCAACCACCTACTTTTTGCGGTAAACCGTAGTGAAATCTAACATTATCAGAATCAACCCAACGTCCCTCTGCACCATATTCCGTATCTTGTTTATCTATACCAGGTGCTATATTTAATTTTGCTAATGGCATTATACAGTCCTTATAAATCTTAGTGTTATCTCTCCAGGGCCACCTGCTGCACCAGAAGCCTCTTTACCTCCACCGCCAGCGCCAGATCCGTTATTGCCAGGAGATCCATTGGAACCTGAACCACCGCCAGCGCCGCCAGCTTCTTGACCGTTATAAGAAGCAGCACCGTCTGCTCCTCCAATACTACAGTTATCACCATTACATACAGGAGCTAAACTTGCTCCACCTGTAGGATTACCTTCAGCACCATTACCACCAGAGTTAAATGAACCAGCTCTGCCTTGAGAAAAACTTGAATCTGCTTGTGTAAGACCACCCGTGGTTGTAAATGTTGTTATTGCAGTTGCATCAAAAGTTGCTTGTCCTGCTGAACCAGATGTTTGAGTTGCTCTAGGACCTTGCACGTAACCTCCTGAATATGAAGAACCGCCTCCTCCAGTTAACTGAAATAATCTATTTGATGTGCTACCAGATAATTCTGTGTTACCGCCATTACCAGCAGATGCACTATAATTAAAACCAGAGTTTGATCCAGCGGTGCCACCAGAGCCTATTGTAGCTGTAAGTGTCTCTCCTCCTGTTACAGGAAATACTTTATCTGATATATATGCTCCTGAACCGCCACCACGTCCACCTTGTTCTCCTC